AAAAAAAAAAAAAAAAAAAAAAAAAAAAAAAAAAAAAAAAAAAAAAACAGCCATCTGAGACAAAAAGAAATTTGGGGCAGGAGAATGGAAAGTCAGGAGAATATAATTTTCCGGGACATTTATAAATATATAGGGGGGGTGGTCATTCTTACCAAAGTTACCAAAGTAACCGCTGTAACCGGCACAACTCACCAAAGTTACCGCAGCTAATCACCGCTGTAACCGAACTTAGACACCCGACCATACCTCGCGATAGAAGGGCCTGGGGAGGCCTTTATGACATTGGGATTGGTGGGCGTGGGACATTCGGGGTAGATTAGGGATTGACTTGCCCGGGAACCGCGTGCAATATACGGATACGCATTTTTATGTGGCCTCGTAGACGCTTCTATTCAGCTGCATGATCCATGCGGGCACGCATTCCAACCATCCTTCTGAAGGACTAAACATGAACGAACAGACGACTCTTTCCAGCACAACGTTAACCTTAGCCGATGTTCAGGCCCGTCTCGCCCAACGGCAAAAGGCTACTGAACGGAAATTGGTAAATACCTGCGAGGAGTGTCAAAAGACTTACCGGCCTGAGCGTCGATGGCAGCGGTTCTGTTCCGACACCTGTCGGTATGCGAATCGAGCAAACTCCGGCTTGAGACAAATTACAGAACTCGAGCGGGAGGTTGAGTTCCTGCTCACGGAGAACGAGCGCCTTCGGAAGCGGATCGCCGAGCTCGAGACCTAAGCGCCACGCCTCAGCGCCAAAGCGCCAAGGCTGGGGACCGAGGGGCGTAAAAAAAGGGACCTTTCGGTCCCCTTTCTGGGCTATGGCGCTTCCCACCCCCTTACATGGTGGTTCTGCAGTTTCTGGACTGCCGCTCCGCTCTGGAGGAGGAAGACAGCCGTTTCCACCTCTGGCGTAAATTGCCATCCGAAGCAGGTATCTGCGCGATACACTTCGCCAGTTTCTGGCTTAGCTGCGGCAGCCTCTTCCGCCGTTTTCTTCAGTATCATATCCGCTCCTCCCGGCCGACCAGCAGCCAGAGTGCTATCCTGATCGAATACCCGCGACGCCTCAGGAAGGTCGCGGCCGATCTGATTCCAAAGGTCCGGGCGATGTGCCGGGCTCGGTCAAGTGGCCTCATTTTGGAACTCCTGCGAAAGCAGATATCCTTGGGCAAGGAGGCTCTGCTGTAGCTGGGTCAGGACATAGGAGGAAGAGGCCTCGCCCTGAATCACCTGTGCGCTGCGGAACACGTCATGCTCCAGTCGCATGATCGCACGCTCGGCCCGTTGGGCAAAGACTTCAGCCACGGCCCTGTCCAGTGGCACGCCTATTTTAACCAGTTGGCGCAACTGCTCTTCCACTTGGAAGCTCATTCCTCATTCTCCTCAAAAAAAGCCCGGACCAGACCATTCCGGTCCGGGATATTCACCTACGCAATTTCAGCCAGGAGTCTCTGCTTCCCGCTTGCCGCTACCGGGTGGCTCTCGCTAATCGTGCGTCCGATTCGCAGACTTCCCGACTTTCCGAGATACAGAAAGACGGCGTGTCCGTCGATCGTGCTGCCGGTCAGGGAATAGACCCAGTATTTCGCCGTGGTCTTTACCCGCTTTTCCCCACGACCTTCAAGGGCCTTGGCAAACCGTTGCTGGAGGGTCATGCTCATTTCTTCGCTCCCGGTTTCAGAGCTTTCAAAATATCCCCCAGACTCTGCTCCGGCTTCGCAGTCGCGGCTTGCTCTTTCGCACGCCGGGCCTTGATCTCAGCCAGTTGCGCCTTGACCTCGGGATTTGAAGTCAGCACCTTCAGCTGATTCTCATCCGCGATTCCGATCAATGCCTTCGCGTCCTCAAGGCTGATCTTCCCAGCCACCGAGAGAGCTTCGGCTAGGTCCCCGCGATTAGCTCCCCGGACCGTGCCGTTAAGCATCCGGTCCCAGAGATCGTCCAACGCTGCGAGCGCGCTCACATAGTCCCGTTCTCTCGTGGAACGAGCGCTGACGTCGCCAAGCATCTGGCTCGCACCATGCTCGAATACCCGCTTCGCCACGTCCGTCAGTCCCGGAACATACCCCGGCAATTGCGTCAGGTCGAACTCTCTCCGCGCCTTGTTCCCAAACTCCAGGATCAGGCAAAAGTCTTTCCCGCCAGTGTCTCCCGACACCAGTTTTTTCTGGAAGGCGACCTTCGTTTGATTGTCACTCATTTCATTCTCCTAAATGTAGTTGCCGCGAGGCAATTGCCTCGACCCCGTCGCGGTACCGACTCACCTGACCGACAACTTCATTATACCAGCTTTAAACATTCCATGCGGGTTTTATTTTCCTCAATGAAATCAACGACTTACCAGGCCCGACCGCCCCCCCACGCCGGCCCCAGGCCTCATAGGATACGTCCTCGCAGCGGACTGCGGTAGGTCTGGATTAAACCGGGAGAATAAATAAAGATTAACCGGGACATCCCCGTTCCCCCCGGCCACCCACCTGACTCCCCGGCAGCCCCCCGGCAGCCCTTGACAAACAGCTCCCCCCGCCGGTACAGTAAGGTTTTCGGGCAGACCGCCCGGCAGAAGGAGCGTAATGGAAACTGAATGGAATGCTGGAGCAGAGCAGGAAGCCCCCCGGCGGCAAATGCGAGTCGATCCGGACGGGAGCGGAGTGCAGGTGCTGAGGCTCTCCCACCGGCACGAGGCGATCATGAATTGGATGTTGATCAACCCGGACCGGAACCTTCGGGAGTGCGCGGATCATTTCGACTACTCGCAGGCCTGGCTCTCCAGCGTTATACACTCGGACCTGTTTCAGCTGGCTTTGCGGGAGCGGCAGGTCAGCATTCAGGCCAAGATCGCTGACTCGATCCCCGCGAAGCTCCGGACCCTGGCCGACGTGGGCCTGGACAAGCTGACAACTCAGGTGGAGGAATCTGAAGACCCCCGCTTTATCCTCGATGCTACGGACAAGATCCTACATCGCATGGGCTTTGCCCCGGCCAGTGCGCGGAACCCCGCCGGAAGCCCGGGAGCCGTCGTTGCCCAGCAGAACAACTTCTTCTTGACGGAGAAGGATCTGACGGAGGCCAGGGCCCTGATGGGAGGACAGCGGTATGTCGAGGCCCGGGTGCTCGAAGCGGGAGCCGGAGAGGATGAGTGAGCTGAGGGCTCTACAGCCCCCGGCGGACTTTCGGAGCGCGGATCGGGTTGAGTGGGCCCGCTTCTGCAATCCCCCACCACTCGAGCGGAAGCGCTATACTGGCAATCGGAGGCTTGGAGTAGCTTATGAGGCGAAGGCCCAGGCGCATTTCTCCGCGCGGTACGGATGCCGCTATCTGGCGAACCCTTGGATGCTTTACTCGACCGGGGGGCGTCAGCGGTGGTGTCAGCCAGACGGGCTTCTGTTCAACCCGAAGGCTGGGGCCATTACTATCTTTGAAATGAAGTATCAGCACACGGCTCTGGCTTGGTGGCAGGTGATGCGGCTCTATCTCCCCGTGCTTAAGGCGGCTTTCCCGCCCGAGTTGTGGCGGTACCATTTCTGTGAAATCGTCAAGTGGTTTGACGTGGCAACGCCGTTCCCAGTTCCCGTGAGCCTCGCCGCTCAGCCGGAAGCCCTGCGGGACGTTTTCACTGTACATATCTGGACCCCTTAACTAATCAAGGACTGCAAAATGGAAACTTTTATCCAACCAAAAATTACCGGCTACCGTCAGTTGAACAGCGAGGAGGCCGCGTTGATGAACGAAATTAAAGCGCGAGGCGTTGAGCTTGGTGACTTGGTAGACAAGCTTCGCAGAACCGAAGGAATTGATCAACGGTGGGCAAGTATCGGCGCAACGGACCTGCAAACCGGACTTATGGCGCTTACTCGCGCAGTTGCCAAGCCGACGACGTTCTGATGAAATACTTTCTTAATCGGCTGAGAGAAGCCAGCACGTGGCGGGGCCTGGTCCTCGTGGTAACGGCTCTGGGCGTACAGATCACCCCGGACCAGATCGACACCGTCGTGGCGGTGGGGCTGGCGCTCTCCGGCCTGATCGGGGCGTTCTTCCCGGACTCCGAAGCGAGCCCGCCTAAGTGAATCTCCCGCAAACTCCCGTCAGTCCTAAAGAGGCGGTCCTTCTCGGGGCCACCTCGCTGACGCTCTATGGCAAGCTGTTCTTCCCGAAGACCTTTCGGCAGGCCTCCCCGCAGATGCACGAGACGATCGGGCAGGCGCTCGATGATCCGGCCAAGCGGCAGGTTGCAATTGAGATTTTCCGGGACGGAGCTAAGACGACGCTGCTCCGGGCCTTCACCAGCAAGCGAATAGCCTATGGCATCTCCCGGACGATCCTGTTCGTGAGTGCGAGCCAGGGGCATTCCATCCTGTCCATCCGCTGGATTAAGCGGGCGGTCGAGCACAACCACAAGTGGGCCCGGACCTTCCGCCTTCGCAAGGGCTCCAAGTGGACAGACGACCATATCGAGATCCTGCATGAGGCCCTGGATACCCCGATTACGGTTATTGCACTGGGGATTACCGGGCAGGTCCGAGGCGTCAACGTCGACGACTACCGCCCGGACTTGATCATCTGCGACGATACCTCGACCGATGAGGCAGCCACCTCAACAGACCAGCGGTCGAAGCAGGTCTCGCTCGTCTTCGGGGCGTTGCTGAACTCCTTGGCTCCGGCGAGTGAATGCCCCGAAGCAAAGGCCGTCATCCTCGACACTCCGAAGTCCAAGTTCGACCTGATCGAGAGTACCGAGAGGGATGACAGCTGGCACTTTTACCGCTTCGGAGTCTTTGATGAGAACGGGGAGAGCCGATGGCCCCAGCGGTACCCGACCGCCGAGCTCCAGGCCGCGAAGGAAGCCGCTATCAAGGTGGGCCGCCTTGCCATCTGGATGCGGGAGAAAGAGTGCAGGATCATTGCGGAGGAGTTGGCCAGCTTCGTTCCGGGGAATCTTCGGTTCTGGGAAACGCTTCCCGAGCATATGACCTACGTGATCGCCATCGACCCAGCTTCCAGTGAGGCGAAAGATGCGGACGATAACGCTGTCGGAGTTCTCGGCTTTCACAAGGATGCCGTGTACCTTGTGGCATATACCGCAGCTACGGGCCAGGACCCGGAGATGGTGGCAGCAGCGGTCATGCTTTATATTCGCCAGTGGCGTCCGATCGGCATCGCAGTTGAGAGCATCGCATATCAACGGGTGCTCGCCTGGTACATTGAGCGGGCCATGCGGACGAACCGGCTCTACATCCCGGTCTATCAGATTCAGGACCGACGTCGAAAGGCTGATCGTATTATTCAGGCGATTGGCGAAACCAGTGGGTACCAGCGCCTTTACTGCCTGCCCTCTCATTCTAAATTCATCGAGCAGTACACGGAATACAACCCGACAGCTAAGATGCACGATGACGTGATCGACATGGTCTCGATGGGGATTACCTTTGGCGAGCGCCAGGGCATTTCCGACTGGATCGAAGGGGAATATCGTGAGGTCGATGACGATGCCCCGCAACTATCATTTAGGAACGCCCCATGAAACGGCAACCGCTGGCAGGTCACATCAAGCATATCCGGTACAATACCCCGCTGCACCAGAAGATTATCTCGAACTTCAAAGCCCGGCTGCGCGCCTCGAAGGACGAGAAGCGGAAGAAGCGGGTGGAGGCCTGGGAGGCGGCTGAGAATACCTTCACGGCCTACATGCCGGAGACTGAGGTTATGGCCAAGCGGGACCAGAAGCGGGACGGCGGAATTCCTCAGTACACGACAATCAGTATCCCGTACAGCTACGCGATGTTGCTGACGTCGCATACCTACTACACGTCGGTGTTTCTCGGGCGGGATCCAATCTTTCAGATGCAAGGGCGTCACGGCGAGAGCCAGACAGGTGAGGCGACGATCGAGGCATTACTGGCTTACCAGATGCAGGCTGGCAGCAACCTGGCGCCACTTTACATCTGGCTGATGGACGTGGGCAAGTACGGGCAGGGGATTCTCGGGCATTACTGGGAAAGCGAATACTTCGAGCTCCAGAAGTACGAGGAGGTTCCCCGGACCTACCTCGGGATTCCAATCCCAGGCTCGATTGAGAAGAAGCTCACGAAGCAGCGGCTTGAGGGCTATCAGGGGAATCGCCTGTATAATGTCCGGCCACAGGACTTCATGCACGACCCAGCAGTTCCGCTAATCCGGTTCCAGGAAGGGGAGTACTGCATCGTTTATGACCGGGTGACCTGGGTGAAGATCGCCACGAAGGCGGCGGACGGCCTGTACTACAACATCGAGGCTCTCAAGGGGTCTCGGCAGGAAACAAATCGGGACACTGAGGGCTCCGGCGAGGATGCGAACCTTCCCGGCCAGGATATCAGCCTGTATGAACAGGGCAAGGACACCCCGTCGAATAAGGATATTCATGAGTTCCACTGGACGCTGATCCCGCAGGAAGTTGGCCTCGGGGACTCCCCCCGGCCAGAGAAGTGGGTCTTTACCATCGGGGACGAAGATGTTATCCTCAGCGCACAGCCCCTGGGGGAAATGCATAACAAGTACCCATTCGATGCGCTGGTCTTTGAGGTGGAAGGCTACAACGTCTACAATCGGTCCATGCTTGAGGTACTTCAGCCCCTGAATCAGACGATGGAATGGCTCTTCAACAGCCACTTCTACAATGTCCGGGCGGCCTTGAACAACATGTTCATCGTGGACGAGTCGAAGGTCCAGATCCGCGACATGGAGGAGCCGGGTCCCGGGAAACTGATCCGTTTGAAGCCGGCAGGCTACGGCCAGGACCTGAACTCGATGATCAAGCAGTTTGCTGTCCAGGACGTCACGCGTGGGAATCTGGCGGATTCGGAGATTGTCGGAGAGCTCGCGCAGCGGTTGACCGGCGTCTCAGATAACATCATGGGGTCGGTGAACTCAGGTGGTCGAAAGACGGCAACTGAAGTTCGGTCCTCGACGACTTTTGGCATCAATCGGCTGAAGACGAATTGCGAATGGTTCTCTGCGACCGGCTTTGCTCCGCTGGGATCGAAGCTGGTGATGTCGACTCAGCAGCATATGACGCGGGAGCGGAAGTATCGGGTGGTGGGGGACCAGGCCCAGTGGGGCGAGCAGTACCTGATGGCGACGCCGGAGACGATTGCTGGCTTCTACGATTTCGTTCCAGTCGACGGCACGATGCCGGTGGATCGCTTTGCTCAGGCGAACCTTTGGCAGCAGATGCTTGGCAATCTGGCGCGGGTTCCTGGGGCGCTCCAAGGCTACGACATGATGAAAATCTTTGCCTTTGTGGCGAACCTTGGAGGCATCAAGAACATTAATCGTTTCCGGGTACAAGTTGTTCCGGATGGGCAGATGCAGCAGCAGGCTCAAGCTGGCAATATGGTGCCGGCGCGGGCTAACTTGAATGAGCCGGGACAGATTCCCGGCTTGGGAACGTCTGGTTAGGAGAATTTATATGACTGAAGAAACGCGGGACACGGTCGAGCTGACCGTTCAACATCGTGAGTTGAAGGACTTGCTTTCTCTTCCGGCGTGGGTACAATTGTGCGAAGAGATCCAGGAGCAGGCAGACACTTTGCAGCGCCGGATCATCTTCGAACCTGTGGCGGATGCTGGGGCGCTCTACGGAATCGAGCGTATGAAGGGGCAGCTGGTTGGGCTGCTGAGTTTGTCGGCGACGGCACAGACCCGGCTGGAAAGTCTGGAACATTCATTGGCTATGGCCAACAAGGAGGATTGATCTATGTTTAAGAGATTGGCATGGTTGCAGGCGGAAGCTGAAGAGGGCGCCGATCTTGGGGCGCCTGAAGCTGAGATCCCCGCTGAGCCGTCGACGGACGGTGAGGTTAATTGGAGCGACTTTGATTCGGATGACGAGGACGAGATCGTTGAGGGCGATGCGCAGGTAATTTCGGAGGCAGAAACTCCAGAGCCTTCGCCTTCGCCTGAACCTCCCGCCCCCGTCGAAGCGCCGATTCAAGAAGCTCCGCCCACTGTCCAGGCATCGCCCGAACCTGCGGTTGACCCGTCGGCTCAGGCGGAAAGCTACAAAGCGTGGCGCACCGAACGCATGACCGAGTTGGAGAAGCAGTATGCCCTCAGCGAGGATGACGCTGTAACTCTTCAAACCGATCCTGAGAAAGTGCTGCCGGTTCTTGCGGCTAAACTGCACATGGAAGTGCTCGAAAGTAGTATGCGTGCGGTGCAGGTAATGATGCCGGTCATGCTGGGGCGTTTGCAGGAAGGTTCCGAACTGAATAACCGGGCAAAGAGCCTGTTCAATTCGGTCAACTCCGACCTTGCGGACCCGCAGTACGAGGCAGCTATCTTGCAATTCGGCCAGGTCTATCGGTCGATGAACAAGACGGCGCCGCCGGAAGAAGCTGCCCGCGCGATTGGAAATTTGGTCAGAGCGGCTTATGGACTTGTGCCCCCGAACGCGTCGCAACCTGCAGGAGTGCCCCCGACGGCGCCGATGCAGGGAGCTTCGTTCGTCCCGGCACGTGGATCTGGTGGGGCGATGCGTCCTTCCCCTTCCGACAATCCGTTCGCCCGCATGGCCGAGGAAATGCTGGCATCAGATGATATGTAAGGAGTAGTAAAATGGCTATCGCAGGCTTGCGTGGTACTGGTGATTGGGCGACGGATGAGCGCCCGAAGAATTTTCGTGAAATGATCCTCTGGCGTAACCCCGCCGGTATGGCGCCCCTGACGGCGCTTTTGTCCAAGATGAAGTCCGAGTCGACGAATGACCCGGAATTCGCCTGGTACGAGGAAGAGCAGAACGCGTTGCGGCTGAGGGTGAACTACACGACCGGCTTTTCGACGACGGATACCTCGATCACGGTTACCTCGAATGTCACCGATGCGACTGACGTGGTTGCCGGCGACGTGTTCCAGGTTGAGCGTGCAATTACCACTTCGTACGCGAACGAGATTGTGGTCTGCACTACGGCCGGCGCTGCTGGTGTGGTTGTCTTTGCCCGAGCCCAGGCCGGTACGACGGCGACTCCGCTGGCGGACGGAACGTATCTGACGAAGATCGGTTCGGCGTTCTCCGAAGGTTCGAATGCGCCGGCGGCCTCCAGCCGGAACCCGACGAAGTTCTACAACTACACGCAGATCTTCAAGACGGTCTACGAGATCACCCGGACAGCTGAACAGACCCGCACGCGCACTGGCGATCCGATCAAGAACGACAAGAAGCGCAAGATGTTCGACCATTCCACCGCGATGGAACTCGGCTTCTTCTTCGGCAAGCGTTTCGAGACGACTGGTGCCAACGGCAAGCCATTGCGCTATACCGGCGGCATGCTCTGGTTCCTTTCGACCTACGCGCCGACGATGATTACGGCCTTCACCACGACGCCGACGGAAACCTCCTTCACCGATGCGGTCTACAAGGTGTTTGACTACAACTCCGGCGCCGGCGATGAGCGGATTCTGTTCGCCGGGAATGGCTTCCTGAATAGCCTGAACAAGATGGCAACGACTTCGACCCGGACTCGCGTCAATTTCGACGGCATCGTCGACGTTTTCGGTATGAAGCTGCAGCGGTGGGTTCTGCCGCAAGGAACCCTCTACGTCAAGACGCACCCGCTCTTTAACACGCACGGGCGCTACACCAACGACGCGGCTATCGTCGATCCGTCGGCCATCCGCTACCGTCACCTCAAGGATACGACCTTCAAGGACAACATCCAGGCGAACGATGCGGACAGCAAGAAAGGGCAGTGGCTGTCCGAGGTTGGACTCGAGTTCGAGCATGCGAAGACGATGGGGTGGCTCAGCAACTTCGTGGTCTAAGGGAGTCAGCTTGGTGTAATTGCTGGGGAGAGTAATGGTTATTTACTCTCCCCATCTATTCTTGAAAGGGCCGTTATGCGGCAGAGCGAACTCCCTCCTTATGAACGTCGTCAGAATGATACTTATCTCATGACCATCGACCGCTTGGCTCGACAGCTTGACTCTCTTCAGGTATTAGTTCCGCGACTTGAAGTGTTGCAAGAGCGCTTGGATTCGCACGTGGCCCAAGGTGAGCGTTTCCAGCAGGAGGTTCGAGGTTTGATTACGGAGGCTTTTCTTGACGGGGATCTTGATCTCCATAAGGAGGAGCACAGAACTATGCGGGCCAGAACCAAGCTCTGTCGTACCTTTTTCGAGAAACTGACAGATCGTGCGATGAGCGGAACCGCTTGGGCGCTGCTGGCGGTGCTGGTAGCCCTTATTGCTTACTGGTGGAATGGGCATATGCCAAAAGAGCTTTTGGAAAGCTCTTCATTCTTACCCCCAGCAGATTCAAGGAGTATAAAATGACAATTCCAATTACTGTAGTCGGAAGTACCAGCACTGCGGGGACAGGTTCTTTGTCCGTGATTTTTACTGGTGGAGCAGGTTCTCTGTCCACCAGTTTTAAGCTTTATTCGCGGATTCCTTACAGTTTGCAGAACGGGGCTGATTGGGAATGGGGACTTGGCACTTGCTTACCTGGTAACGTTTTAGCAAGAACGCAAGTTAATTCTAAGCGGGTTTCTGGGGTTCTAACGGAGGGGGGAACTTCTGCAATATCTTTGAGTGGAACTACTCAGGTGGTTTTGCAGGTGACGGAAACGAATTGGGATGGATTTGCGCAGGAAACAAACCTCGCTACAGAGCTTGCGACGATTGGAGTTTACAGCTCGCTTATCGCTGCGCCAATGGGCGGCCCTGGCGCTGGTATGGGAATCTGTACTCCTGACTATGTGCCCGCCGGGCTAATTGGCCTATCTGGCTATACGGACCGGATGAATGCCAACTTTGGCAATTACATCCATCCTGCTTCCGGCTCTATCATGTGCTTTATCCCAAGATTCTGGTACAAGTGGGGCACCGGATCAAACGGACTCGCCGTCAATCAGTGCTCTATTGTGCAGCACGAGCCAGGGTTGCAAGACTTTCTTGTCGCCAATGGCTACGCCGTTGATCGGATGTTCTGGAATGGTGGGTCTATCAAGTCTGGTGTTTTCGTTGATAAATATCTCTGCTCAAACAACGCAGGGGTAGCTGCTTCGATCAAAAACGGCAATCCGCTTTCAGCAAAAGCAACACACAATCCCGTGTCTGGACTAACGGGAGCTTTCCCGAACGCATTAAACAGCGTGATTGATGCGGCCAAAGCCCGTGGTTATGGATTTTTTTGCTCAAGCCGTTTTATCTTTGCAGGACTGGCAAGACTTTCTTACGCCCATAGCCAGCAAAGCAGCAATGCGACATATTGTGCATATTACGATGCAACATATAACTTTCCTAAGGGGTGCACCAATAACGCCCTTGGTGACACGAATGATGGGGCTGTTCTCTAT